TTTTCTGTTTCTTCTGATTCAAAAACAACTTTTTTACCAGTTACTTTTTCTAATTGTTCAATTAAACGTTTTAACTTATCTTCTTTTGATTCTTCGAATACAACCTTTTTACCAGTTGCTTTTTCGATCTTCTCTTTTAAAAGAGCTATTGTTAATTGTTTTTCGCGTGATATCTTTGCCATTGTTTTTTTATTTTCGTTAAAATTTATAGGGTCAGAAAACCAATTTATAGCTTTCATTGCTTCTGTTGCTGATCGATACTTTTTCACTGGGGGAAATAATTCTTCACCGACACCTATTAAATACCCTGCATCAAATTTCCATAAACCCATTAGAGGTGCTACTATTACATATAATTTAGTTTTAGGGTTAAATCCTAGTATTAAATAACTGTTAACTACAAAATCTTCTGCAATACTTTTACATGTTTCTTCATTGACTTTCAAATCAGCGAAATTCAGTTTAACATTATAAACTTCTTTTTTAAACTGTTTTTTTTCTAAAAATTGACTCACTTTAAGTACACCAGGGTGAGTTGAAGGGACCTCAATTACAGGGGTAACTTCCCAAGTTATTTTAGACTTACTATTTGCTTGTTTTTTAATATAAACAGTCTCAGAGTTTTTTTTTAAAAACTCTTTAATGTCACCTATACTTTTATACATTTATCTTTATTTTAAATATCTTTATTTTAAATAGTATTATTTCTTAAAATATACCTCCGAAGTTATCTTCATAATCACTTACTTTTTCATCATCTGCTTCTCTCTTTCTCACATTCTTCTTAAGTGCTTGCATTCTTTGAATATCACCTGTATCTTTAGATTTCATAAAAGCTTTTTGAGCTGTTTTATCTACTTCTTCAAACCAAACTGGAATCATTGCATCTAATTTAGATAAGAATGTTTTCACTGCATTTACAACTTCTTTTACTGAAGAAAAAGAACCTGGTACAATGTGCATTGCTATTTCTGCTGAACCTGTTGTAGCAGTTCCAGGTTTGATAGCGTTAACCCTAACGCTAGCATCCCAAATACCTTCACCAGTGAAAACTTCACTTAATTGAGAGTCATTTTTTACTACACTTAATACTTTTCTACCAATTCTACTAAACTTATCATCTAATGTTTTCAAAGATGCAGTTACAGAACTGAAATCTTTTCCTAATGGGTAAAAAGTTGTTTTAAATGTAATATAAATTGTTTCTGGTGAATCTAATTCATCTTTCAAAACAGCTAACATTACATTTTTTACATGTTTAAAGTTTCCAATATTAATATCAACAAATTTTACTGAAGCTTCTTTTGCATCTTCATCATCTTCTGCTTCTAATAAAGTACCAACTGTTTTTTTCAACTCTAATACTTTTTATGCAGCTTCCATGAAAGGCTTTTTAGTAATACTGTTTTTCAAAGCAGAAATACACTCTTGGATATATTCTTTATCTTTTTTTGTTTTCAAACCTGTTGCTAAAGTTTCTACTAATTTCAATTGAGTATAAACTCTATTTTTACGATTAGATTCAAACAAACTAACTAAACGTTGTTCTGTTAAACTTAATTTTTTATATGATTCGTTAATCATATCATAAGCGATTTTAAGTGCTTTTTCCTCTTTCATTAAATTACTTGGTTCAATATTAAAATACTTTTCTATATCTTCTATGTCTTTGTTTTCTTTTAACATAGACTCAAATAGCTTTAAAGCTGTTGAATCATTAGAAATTTTAGTTCTAACGTTGTTTTCTCGTGTAAAAGGTAAAGGCATTAAGTTTTTGTTTTTAAATAGGGGAGCTTTAATGTTTTTATCAAAGCTCTTTGTTTTTTTAATAAAAAAGTTTTTCTATAATCTGTTTGTTTTGGTTTAAAATATTTGGAGGTAAATTATTTACACATACCATCCTACATGAGAAAATTCATGATTTGGTGTTATTTCACCAGAAACATAATCACATATTACAAACATAATCTTTTCATTTCCTTCTATCTTATATACTTCACCTTCTCTAGCAGTAACATTTAACCCAACTTCTTCTTGAGTCTCTCTTACTGCTGCATCTATAATAGATTCACCTTCTTCAATTCCACCACCTACAAAACAAAGTTTGTTTTTTCTAAAGTCAGGATTTGTTGATAAACCTAACAACACTTCATTATTACTGTTTAATATTATTGCAATTGCAGCTCTTTTCATTATAATCCAAAGTCTTTTTTAGCTTTTCTTAAATTTTTTGTTAATGAACCTTCTGTTAGAGTTCTAACTTGCTTAGCAGTTGGTGTAGCACTTACTGGTGCTAAAATCTCTCTAATCTCTTCATCTATTTTCTTCTTCAAAACTTCTGTTAAAGTTCCTCCTTCAAATTGTAAAGAATCTAAACCACTAGAAATTTTACCATCTGCTGAACCTGTTAAACCTTTCAGTTCAGCTAATTTTTTCTCAATTTCCGGTTCCTCATACATACCATTTGTTCTCAATTGCTCTAATCTCCATGCAATTTTCTTTTCATTAAATTGAGCTTTGATTATTTGTTCTACTTCTTTATCAGTAAATTTTAAAATTGATTTTAAAACATCTACATATGACATTAAATTTAACCCTGGATTGTTGAAATCCCAAGCACTTTTAGCAATGTTTAAACGTTGTTCAATCAGTTCTAATTTTTTCTTTTCAGAAGCAATAGAAGGGTTATTCATCTCAATAGTAAATGATTGCATTTCTTCTTGTGAACAACCTTTCATAAATAAGTGAACTAAACCTATATGTAATAAACCTTCAACAAAATCTGCTTGAATTTTTTGGATTGTTTTAGCAAAACGAATATCTTCTTCCCCAAGTGCACTTTTGTTTGACAAATCTTCTTCAAAAGATAACCATGATTTTGGGATTTTTAACCCTGCAAATAAGTCATCTTTAATAATTTTATAATCCTCTACAGCATCTAAGTTTGAAGCACCTTCCAAAACACTCACATCAGTAGGTGACCCTTCATATGTAGGCATAAAGATTGACTCTTCAACTGACATAGGATTGTATTTAAAATCAATTTCACCTGTTTGTGGGTTCACTAAAGGTTTCTTTTGCACTTCTTTTTTCATTTCTTGTGCAAATCGAAAAGCCTCATCTCCAGTCATACCATCTGTACCAATTTTAAATAATAATTTAGAAGGAGCTCTTGTTATACGATAGATAACTAATGCTTCTCTAATTAAAATTACTCGTCTCCATGTATCTACAATTGGTCTTAAAATACTTGTACCATAAGGTTCAGATTCAATATCTTCAGAGTTTTTCCAATGAACTATTTCATATGGTTCAAACATTGCTCCACCTCCAGAACCATACCATACAAATCTGTAATTCTCTAAATTAGAAGGGTCATACATATTTTCTCTTATAATTGCTTCAGGTGGTAAGAAAACTATATCTGTAACACCATCTTTTGGTCTTGTTGTCAACCAACCATAAGAGTTTCCGAATTGACACATTTGTCTTACAATCTTTGACCCTTTAGAATTTAAAGCTAAAGTTTTGAAAAACAATTCCTCTAACAAATCTTTAACTTTCTTATTATCACATTTTATAGTGAAAATATTACCATTAGAATCACGAGCTGTTGTTTCTTCTGCATAAATGTCTAACCCTGCTTTTATGATAGGGAAAGTTGATGACATTTTACGATACTCTTCAAAGAATTCTACATGTCGTCTGCTCCATGTTTTGTTTTTAACAAACTGAACTATAGACGAAATCTTTTGCTTAGTTTGTCTCTCTCTATCTGATTGAGGTGTATCTAAGACAATTAAACTATTTGATTTTCTAATTTTATCCTCACCTTTAAGTCTATCAAAAAAACCTTTAATATCGGACTGTATTTTATTATTATCTGCCATTTATTTTTTTAAATATCATATAAAATTGGTAACTTTTTGTTACTAATCTCTTCTGTTTAATGTTCTAAACGTATGAAAGTTTTTTAAATCTTTTGCTGATGAGTTATCATACTGACCGTTCTCTTTAAATCTTTTATTCTCATTAATATCGTCATTCAATAATTCATTATAATCAATCATACCGTTTGTATTATATGAACCTACTGAAACTCTACTAAATTGTTTTTTCATCATTTCATTTGCATTAGCACGTTTAGTGATTACATAGAAAACGTAGAACATAGCATTAGTCGTTGCCATGATTAAATCGTCATGCTTATCTGGTGCATGTCTTCTTTTCCCATCTTTATCCCATATCCATGTATGCAATTCAGCAATGAAATCAGTTGAATAAACTTTTAACTCTCCTGTGTTTAAAACTTCTTCTAATCTATCTCCACCTAAAGTTCTTGTACTTTCTCCTTGCCAGAAACCAATTTTTCTTTTTTGGTTTTTAGTTACTTCGTTTTTCTTTAAAGTGTGATGGTAAATGTTATGATAACGTAATGTTCCTTTCAATTCTAATAAAACTGTTAACCCAGGGCCTTGATACTCTACTATAACTAAACAACTACCGAAAGTAACTGCAACATCTTTTATAATTTTTGCATATTGTAAAGGGTCTAGTTGTTCTTTATATGTAGCAACTATTTCTCTTGTTGTCATATCTAAAACAACAAATGCTGAATAATCTGAACCATCTCCTGTTGCAGCATCGGCACTTAATATATAACCATGGTCTGGATTATAATCTTTAAACTGTTTATAACTTTTCCATAAACCTTTTCCTCTAACACCTAACTCTTCTGCAGTAAAAGGGGGATAATCTTTAGCTAACATTTCTAAGCTTCTGATTACTTCCGGGTCTAAAACTTCACTACCAGAACCGGCAAAAGAACAATCTAACTCACATCGAGTTTTTTGTAACCCTAAACGTTTACTTTCATAATCATACCAAGGGCTTCTTAATTTACCATCTCTTATGTAATTGTAAGTTTCCCTTGTAGCATATTTCTTTAAGGAAATTGCATCTGAAACATCAGGCCAGTCTTCATTATAGAATTTTATATAACCACCTTCTGGTTTTAAATCATCTTTAACCCATTGATACATACCTAATTTATAATCTGGATGATCACTCCAATGAGCTTCAATAATATTCCAACCATTTTCTTCAGCATTTGTATACTGTTCGAAATACCAACCAGATTTACCTACAGGTGTTGAGATACCTATACATTTTCCCCCTGATTTTGTTAATGTCAAACCAGCAGCAGCCCAAATTTCACCCATGTGAGTAATCGCTGCTACCTCATCTATAATTAAGTAATTCAAAGACATACCACGTGCAGCATTTGGCTTGTTAGCTTCTGCTTGAATCATTGAACCTGTTTTCAAAGTAAATGAATCCTTACCGTTGTTGTTTTCCATATAATCTGGAATTAACCATGGCGCACTTAACTTAGCATTATCTAATGTCTCTCTTACTTGTCTTAAAAACTTTCTTGAAGTTTGTTTCTCATGAGCTAAAGCAGCAATTACTTGTTGTTGTTTTGTTGCCATTACCCATGCAACATAAGCAGAAGAAACTGCTGTTAAACCCATTTGTCGAGTTTTCATCGTAAGGTTTAAAGGATAGTTTTCGAAAGCTAAAATTGCTCTTCTTTGATGTGGGTATAATTTAAAAGGGACACGTTGACCTTTCTTTTGATCTGAAACAGTGAAATACGTTTCAATACAATATATTGGATCTTGCTTACACTTTAAAAACTCTTTGATTACTACTTTTTTTCGAGTTTCTGGGTCAAGAGATTTTAAATAAGAGGTTGTTAACATTTATGTATATCATCATTATAAATGATATATATAAATAGTTATTTTTTTAACTCTTTTGCTATTTGATATACAACATGTTCTATACTATCAGAATCTAAGAGATGTAAATCTCCTAAGATTTCACGAAAGTCATGTACAATGTTATATTTTGGTACATCTTCATTCTGTGGAGTGTTAAAATAGTGAACAAGTGTAGTATAACCAATAGATGAAGGGGATAAGTTGAAAGATACCATTACTACTTTACCATAATCGCAATGATATAGGGATAGTTTTCCGGAAAAAACTTAATTAAAAATTGTATTTTCTCTGGATTGAAAGAACTTTGATGAGAGCGGACTTGTTCTTCTAAAAGTTTAAGTAGATCTATACAACGAAATATACTTTGCTCGTCTTCATTAACTCTAACAATTAATTTGTATTGTTGTCTCATGATTCTAACTCTTGAGTAATTTCTTCAATAATTTTTTCTAAAGGATCTACACTTGAAAAAGCATATTTTACTATAAGATCCCAATCTTCCTGTATTGAAAGAAAAAAGAAATCTCCTCTCTCGTATATAGAAAGAGTTTTTATATCTGCTGTTCCATAGTCCCATTCTACACCACAACCATGTTCCCAATGATTTAAGTGATAGTATTTGCTACTCGTAAAACAAGAATGACTTGTAACAAAATTATTTAACCTTTCTTGAAACTGTGCACCAACTACTGTAGACAACTCTTTAAACAAATTCATCATTTGTTGGTTTTCTATTTTATTAGTTACTTTGACTGTAAATAAAACTCCTTTCATTAATTATTTTTTACCTTTTAAAAAAAAGAAAATTTCAATTACTAACCATGTTATGAAAGGAAGAATGATTAATGAAATAACATAACCCCACCAATTACTACCTTTAATAAGATTTAAAATAGTAAATGTTAACATTACTAAAAATATTATTAGTAATTTTGAATAAAAATGCTTCATTGTTAAATTGCTTGTGTTTCTTTTAATTCTTGAATTAATTGATGTTCTTTTTCAAATTCCTCATCAGTGATATACCAACAATCTCTTAAAGGGAAAGATTTTAAATTTTTGATTGCAGAAGTCTGAAGTAAAATTTGATTTAAAATAGATTGCTTTAACTCTTCTGTTATTGTCCCTTTTCTTTTACTAGGAACAATTGTAATTGTTATAAACTGTTCATCCCCACCTCCTGCACCATAGCAATTATGATCTTGGATTACTTTAAATACTGTATCAATAGTATTATCTAAATCATTAGGTGAAAAAGTTAAATTTAATTGAAGTAATATAGTAAACCCTTCTTGTTTAAATTCTCCTTTATGATATTTTTTTCTTAATCGTTTTTTCATTCTTAATAATTGTATTAATTTAGTTTAATTTTGTAACCAGAAAATTGTTTTAAATATTTCGTTATAGGTGTTCCATTCCCATCTTTGAAAACCTTTTCCCCACCTGAAGTTAAAAAGTCAATTACACCTTGAGGTGCCATGTGAGAAGCTGCTAAAATAGAAGATTCAGTGATGTAAATCCCGTTGATTACTCTTGATTGGTATTTTCCAATATGAGAAGCTAAAATTCTTTTATTTTCTTTTAAAAGTAATTTCATTGCAACTTCCTGTAATTCAGCATTATTTAGGAATTGTTCATTGGAAACTTCACCTAAGCCAATTTGTTTTAAAGCTTGTCTACCTATTTGATATCTTCCCATATAACCAAATTGATTTACAATTTTATAATTATTATTTGACTCAAGACGACCTAATTCGTATAAAAATTTATCCATAGTTTTTGTTGAATCTGGTACATAGATTACTTCACCAGGGACACTTTGATATCTTGTATGAATGATAATAGGTCGTAAGTAATATAACCCTGCAAATATAATTGCAATTGTTAAAGAGGATAACACAAGAAAGCGTCTAGTTAAATAATGCTTGTTGTGTTTAATAATAAACATTACTTTTTCTTTTAAGATTTGTTTTCTCAAAGGTTTTATAACTTTCTTTAAACTGTTATAATAATCTACTTTATCTTGCAATTGACTAGGGTATTCCATATTATATAGTTTTTAGTTTAAATTTTAATTAAAAAAATTATCAATTATTTCCCACTCTGCACCGAATAGACCACTCTCGAGAAGACTTTGAACATCATATTCATATTTACGAAAATCTAACTTATATCTAACGTCAAAATTTTTAATATCTAAAACTATAAATAAACTGTGACCATTTACTGTTTGATGTAAATCAATCACATCACCATTTTTTAACAAGACATTGTTTTTATCATAAAAAGCAGGGTTTTCTTTCAATATATTATCTTTTATTGTATTTTCACACTGTGTGATTGCATGACTAAGTTTTTTAGGTTCTAACTTTTCACACATTTCTACAATTGTAAGTTCTTGTCCAGGGAAATACATTCTTCTAAAAAATGCACTTTGCTCTGGCTTAACTCTTTCTAATAAACCTTTTAAAATATCTCTTTGATGACCAAACATACGTTCATACATTATATAGTATTCTAATTATATCTAAAGATAAGAACTCCTTTGTTAACTTCCTACCTCTTAAACACGGGGAAACCTGCAGTCTCTGCAAGTTTCATTATTTTTATTATTTTTTCTTAGATTATTTCATCAATCAATCCTAATTCTAATGCTCTTTCTACACCTAGGTAAGTTTCTTTTGTACTTAACTTTTCCCACATTTTTACTCTAGCTTCGAAATCTTCTTTAGAAGGGTCTTTTCCTTCTGCTCTATCATTTCTAAATGAAAATTGAGCATATAACTCATAACATTCATCTTGCATACGATTTAACTCTGTTTGAAAAGCTTTAGTTTGTGTATGTGTACCACCCATTCCTTCGATTTGAATTTCATGTACCATTAATCTACATCTTTTATTTGCTTTTCTATGACCTGTTGCTCCACCTAAAATAAAAGTTGCAGCTGACATACAATTTCCTTCTACTTGAACATTTACTTTTACTTTGTCGTATTTCTCTAACTCTTCATAAAAATCTAGAACAGATGCAATCGCTGAAGCATCACCGCCACATGAATTCATAACAATGTTAATTTCATGCAAAGGTTCTTTTTCTTCTTTGTAAAAATCTTTAATCATATGATACTTAAAACGTAAAGCTGTTGCTAAGTTCGCATCAATTTCCCCTGCAATATATATTGTTGCTGTAGGTAGATGTACTCCGTAATTGTTTAAAACATCAATTCTTTCGACTAAATTCATTTCTTTACGGTTTTTAATTATTTTTAATTGATTTTTCATAAGATACTAATTCTTCTATAAACTCTTTATACTTATGCTCTGGAAAACGGTTTAAATAATCTTGTGCAGTCCAATTTAATTGGTGCAGATATGTTTTCCATTTTAAAGCTTGTGAAGATAAAGGTTTTAATTGTTTTTCTTTTACTTTTTTTGTT